TAACAGTTTCCAAAACAACAGTCGGACGCATTATCCAAGAGGGTAAATGAAGCGCTGGCAAACAGACTTCCTTGATGCCCTGCGCCGTGGTGTGCCGGTATCGCTGGCGGCCAAGCAGTTTGCTGGGTTGCCGCTTGCGTCCGTGTACGACAAGCGTGAAGAGGATATGGAGTTTGCCGATGCGTGGGATAAGCTTGCGCCATCGGATGACGACTCGGACGGGCTATCAGGCACGCGGGTACTGACGGCAGGCACACTGGAGAAGGTGTTGCGTGCGCAGGTCAGCGACGAGGAGGCGGCCGCTTTTTTCGGGATGAAAGAGGATGTGTTCAAGCAACGCATTGCCGAGAACGGAAGGCTCGCAAAAGTTTACGATACAGCCCGTGAAGGCGGACGTGCGGAGTTGCGTGTGTCACAATTCGACGCTGCCATTGAAGGTGACAAGGCTTTGCTCACATGGCTGGGCAAACAGTATCTCGGGCAGTCCGACAAGATCGAGCACAAGGCCGAGGTTAAGACCGAAGGCCAACCAGTGTCTATTACCAACATTATTTTGAGAGAACTTCCGACCGATCAGTTGGAGCGTCTTCTGGCGCAGGCACAAGGGCACGGGTTCGACCTTGTTATTGACGGCGTTGCTGAGAGAGTTGACGAGCAACAGTTGGTAGAGGACAAGTGATGCAAGAAGTTCCCCTAACCTCCGTCAAGCTTTCACCTGCCGACATCAAAGCGGAGTTGGAGAGACGTCGGTATAATTTTAAGGACACGATATTTCCTGACACGGGACCATTGAGACGAGAGCTTTACCCGCGGCACATGGATTTCCTGCGCGCAACCAAGGACCACAGAGAAGTGGCAATGATCGCGGCAAATCGCGTCGGAAAAAGTATAGCGATGATTTATGCGATAGATTGTTTTTTGCGCGGGGAATACCCGCACTGGTGGGAAGGCCGTGTGTTTAAAAAGAATGTTAATTGTCTGGTCGCTGGCGAAACTGGAAAGCTGGTTCGCGACTCCATACAAATGAAATTAATGGGTCCGCCTGGAGACCTTGGCAGTGGGATGATCCCAAAAAGCGCGATTATAGATGTGCGCCCGAAAGCAGGTATTCCAGATGCCATAGATACCGCACGCATCCGTCATGTGTCTGGCCGTGATAGCATATTGCAATTCGGCAGTTTTGATCAGGGACGTGAAGCATTCCAAGCTACCGAACGCGACGTTGTAGCATTGGACGAGGAGCCGCCGATGGATGTGTATTCTGAAGCATTAATCCGTTTGATGACCACACAAGGATTGTTGCTTGCCGCCTTCACACCGTTGAAGGGAATTAGTGAAGTGGTTTTGTCTTTCATGGATAGCGGGGTGAAGGGATGAGCAAATACTATGTAACGTGTAGTTGGAGTGACGTGCCCCACCTCTCTAAAGAAGATTGCGCGAGCATGCTTGCATCGCTGCCGCCGCATCAGCGTGACGCCCGTGCGCGCGGTATTCCACAACTTGGTGCCGGTGCCGTATACCCTATTTCCGAAGAAGACTTCGTGTGCGAACCGTTCGATATCCCGAAACAATATTCGCGCGCGTATGGATTGGACGTTGGTTGGAACAATACCGCCGCCGTATGGTTGGCATATGACACTGATGCCGACATCATGTATATCACATCCGAATATAAGCGCGGGCAAGCAGAGCCTGCCGTCCATGCCTCGGCGATTAAAGCGCGCGGAGAATGGATACCCGGCGTGATCGACCCTGCATCTCGTGGTCGCGCCCAGAAAGACGGCGAGCAACTGATGGGTTTATACCAGACGGAAGGGCTGCAAATCACGCCAGCCAAAAACGCCGTCGAGGCAGGATTGTTTTTTGTTTACGAGCGACTGTCGACTGGACGACTGAAGGTTTTCAAAACCTGCACCCAGCTTTTGTACGAGTATAGAATTTACCGACGTGATGATAAAGGCAAGGTCGTCAAAGAGAACGACCACTTGATGGATGCGATGCGGTATGTGTGTTATACTGGTATCTGGACCCCAGGCTATTACGAGGACAAGATCATCAGTGGTATGACGGGCGGCGGCAAACACGAATCCCACTACAATCCTTTATCGTCAGCACATATTGCGCAAGACCGTCAACAAGCGTATGATCCGTTCGGAAGGAATCGTCGTTAATGGCATGCTTGCAATGTGGACAACCTACTTGGTCTTATGTTCCGATCTGTAATGATTGTGCAGAGGTTAAACAGGTATTAACAATTGCTGATATTGAAGAGTTGCAAGAATGGCAACGGCGAGGCTGTCCCGAAGGTGTAGCTGGAATGCCTGCTATGGTGGGTAGGCTTATAAAACATTTCCGCGAGGAGAGTGGGCGATGACGTTCACAGGCAACCCAGATCCAATCCGGCAGACAAGCTTATCCCTAAGCACAACTGGAACGTCCGGTCCTGCAACGTTTGACTCGACGTCAGGTGTGTTGAACATCCCTAACTATGCAACCGGCGGCGCTCCTGCGTTTTCGGGAATTTCAAGCGGAACAAATACGACCGCCGCTATGATCGTTGGCACAGGTGCAAGTATATCTGCCTCGGGGTCTGGAACAATTACGGCAACTGCTGTTCCTGTCGGTGGTATATCGGGTCTTGGTACAGGCATTGCTACGGCCTTGGCAGTAAACGTAGGGACGGCAGGATCTCCGGTGGTTAACGCTGGCGCGCTTGGCACCCCATCTAGCGGAACACTCACAAATGCTACTGGTCTTCCAATCGTAGGCGGCACCACGGGCACGCTCACAGAAGCGCGTGGTGGGACAAACCAAACAACTTATTCCACGGGCGACATGCTTTACGCCACTGGAGCAAACACCCTTGGCAAGCGCTCCATCGGATCTACAAACGATGTTCTAACGGTCATTGGCGGCGTTCCTACATGGCAGGCTCCAGCAGGCGGATCTTCCGCGTTTTCGGCAATCACAAGTGCGACCAACACCACGGCGGCAATGGTAGTTGGTACTGGCGCAAGTATTTCTGCAAGCGGCTCTGGAACGATCACAGCAACGGCAGTACCAGTTGGCGGCATATCGGGACTTGGTACTGGCGTAGCGACTGCATTGGCAGTCAACACGGGTTCTGCGGGAGCGGTTGTCCTGCTTAACGGCGCGCTCGGTACACCATCTTCAGGCGTTGCGACAAACTTAACTGGAACGGCTTCAGGTCTTACAGCGGGCAACGTGACGACCAACGCCAACTTGACGGGCGATGTTACTTCAGTAGGAAACGCCACGACACTCGCAACGGTTAACTCCAACGTAGGGTCTTTCGGTTCCTCAACGTCCATTCCATCTTTTACTGTGAATGGAAAAGGTTTAATCACGGCGGCATCTGGTAACGCAGTGGTTGCTCCAGCAGGAACACTGACTGGCGCGACATTGGCGGCAGGGGTTACAGCATCCTCGCTGACAAGTGTCGGAACGCTCACAAACTTAACGGTCACTAACCCAATATCGGGCTCTATTACCGGCAACGCGGCAACAGTCACAACGAACGCTAACTTAACTGGCGACGTAACTTCGGTAGGAAATGCCACTTCTATTGCTTCGGGCGTTATCGTGAACGATGATGTAAACGCCTCTGCTGGTATACTATTAAGTAAAACAAACATATCGCTTACCACAACTGGATCATCAGGTGCATCGACACTTAATACCACAACAGGTGTGTTGAACATTCCGCAATATACTGGCGGTGGTGGCGGTGGGCTAAGCCGAGGTTTAATCAATCAAGCAATAATAAGCGCAACACTCTAAGGAGATATTATGGTAGCAAACACATCACCAGTTTACGGACTTACCCCGAATATCGGAAACGGTACTTCCAACGCTATTATAGGCTCCTCCGCTAATACGGCTACAGACGGAACTGGAGCGAATATGTTCCAAATCTTCGTAGCAGGCGCAGACGGTTCGTATGTTTATAAAGTAATTCTTAAACCCGTCTCGACCACAGCCTTAACGGTTGCAAGGCTTTGGTTTTTGAACGATACAGGAACTTTCACCGCAGGCACGACAAACACGGCTGCAAAAACTTTAATGATTGCGGAGGTCTCTTTGCCAGCTATTACGGCTTCAAACACTTTAGCGCAACCCGCTTTTGAAATACCCGTAAACATGCCAATTCCCGCAAGCACAAAACTTCTTATGTCTTTCGGTACTTCTACGGGCGCAGGCACTACGGGTTACAATCCTTTAACAGTAGCGATGAATTACTAATGTTTCCAATCGGTCAAGTTGACGGAATCAAAAGATCGACGACAAACTTCACGGTTTTTCAGGCCGCGCAGTCAGTAACCACGACCAACGGATGGGTTTCTTGGACTAAGCCTTTCGGGGTTTCGTGGATTTACATACACCTTCAAGCCGCAGGCGGAGGAGGAGGTAAGGGCGCAGGCGGAGCCGCTACGGTAGCCTCTGGCGGAGGTGGTGCGGGCGGTATGAGTAAATTACTCGTTCCCGCTTGTTTTCTTCCCGACACTTTGTATGTAAGACCAGGACCAGGAGGGGCTGGAGCTACGACTAGCGCGGCTGGTACGGCGGGAACTCAATCTTACGTTTGCTTACAACCCAACACTACTACGGCAAGCATACTTTTAACCCAAGCGGGCGGAGGAGGCGGAGGGGGAGCCGCGACTTCTACGGCAGGCGGTGCGGGTGCTATAGGAGTTGCTACGGGTGGTTCTTTTTTACAATTAGGAATTTGGCAATCCGTAGCGGGGCAAGCTGGAACTGCGGGTTCGGCGGCAGCAAACGGTGCGGTTACTGCGGTAACATGGGGCGGGGCGGGTATTCCCGTTTCTGGTGGTTCTGGCGGTGGAAATGGAACGGCCAACGGCGGAAACGTAACGGGTTCGGGACAAATGCCAACCCGTGCAGGCGGAACTGGTACAACAGGCGGGGCGGGAAATTATGGTTATGGGTATAACAAACTTTTAATCCCAGCACTCAATAATACTTTCCCCCCTTATATGTACGGCGGGGGAACTGGCGGCGGCGGTCATACGACTGGCGCGGCAGGAGCAGGCGGAAGCGGGGGCCCAGGATCAGGTGGGGGCGGCGGCGGAAACTCCTCGGCTGGCGGTGGAACTGCGGGCAACGGTGGACGCGGTGGAGACGGATTTATTATTATAGGGGCTTATTAAATACCGATTGCCCCTGTGTCAGCTATAGGGTAAACTGGACGTTGATTTTAAACCGCACAAGGGAATCCCATGGGCAAATTAAACCCCTTCAAATCGCCTTCCACTCCCAAAATCCCCGTACCTCCTCCACCTGAAGCCCCGCCCCCACAAGCCGCGCCATCCACGGCCGCCAACGCGCAATCCGCGAGGGCCGGGCAATCACAACGCCAACGTGCCGCTGCGGCCGCTGGTCAGGGCAGTAGCACAGTTGGTGCTTCTGGCGCGGGCGGTTTGACCAAACCGCCTTCCACGGCCAACAAAACACTTTTGGGCGACTAAGTAACACAAGGGGGGAACATGGCTAGAGAAGACGAACATCCGGATGTGCTGATGGCACAGTCTGCTTTTCATATCAGCAAGAACATTGAGCGTATCGCTGCCAGTTTGGAGCGTGTGGAGCAGTATCTTCATAAGATTACCGCCCCGCCGATTCATTTCAACGGCAGGATGGAAACAATCTGGGGCAAAGGCCCTGACAAAACATAACGCCGGATTACGGCGGATAGGACAAAAATGGCCGCAAAGAGCCAGTCGAACAGCAAGGACCAACCCCATTACACGCAAGCCGGAGCAACATTGCTTTCGGAACAGCCCGTTGATGCGGACATCGCAGAGCCTTCCGACAAAGACCTCAAGGCATGGCATGTCCTCAAAGGACACCTTGAAGCGCGTCTGTCTTCCTTGCGCACATGGCGTTCAAGCTGGTGGTTCCAGAACTGGAGCGAGCTTGCCCAGTACATCGACCCCAAGCGTTCCATCTGGCTGACACAATCCATGGGCGGACTTCCCTCTCCCAACAACAACACCCGCGGCCGACAGATCAACAACTCTATCGTCGACCCCACAGGCACATACGCCGTCCGTGTTTGCTCGTCCGGCATGATGTCGGGACTCGCATCCCCATCCCGCCCGTGGTTTAAAATCATGCCGTCCATCAAAGGCAT